ACTCGTGTTGGTGAAAATACTAAAATCCTTTTCTGTGGTGATGTTTCTCAAAGTGATTTGATTCGTCAAAATGAAAAGAATGGAGTAGTTGATTTTATGAAAATTCTTCGTCAAATGCCTTCGTTTGATATTATTGAATTTGAAGTTGCGGATGTAATTCGTAGTGGACTTATTAAAGAATACATTATTACAAAAATGGAACTTGGTTTATGACTTTTAATCATATTGATGTAGAACTTCCTTCATTAGAAAGAACTACGATTGATGGGGTAAGATATTATTCTGTCCCAGAAGATGATTATTTACTTCGTCTTGTTTCTATTACTTCTATTACCAGTTATATCAATCGTCAGATTTTTATAAATTGGAGAAAAAAAATAGGAGAAGAAGCAGCAGATAAAATTACTAAAGCAGCAACCAGTAGAGGTACTGATATGCATACTTTAGTCGAAAATTATTTACATAATGCAAAACTACCACAGGTTCAACCTTTATCTGAATTTTTATTCAAGATTGCAAAAACAGATTTGAATAAAATTGATAATATTCATGCTCTTGAAAAATCTATGTATAGTAAAGTTCTTGGAATTGCTGGTACTGTGGATTGCATAGCAGAATATGATGGAGAACTTGCAGTTATTGACTTCAAAACGTCAAAAAAACCAAAACCAAAAGAATGGATTGATCATTATTTTGTACAATGTGCTGCTTATGCTTGCATGTTATATGAAATTACTGGTATAATGGTAAAGAAGTTCGTAATTATTATGGCTTGTGAAAATGGAGAATGTGAAGTTTATGAAGAATACGACAAGCAAAAGTATATCAAATTACTCACCGAATATATTAGAGACTTTGTTAGAGATAAACTTCAATCCTATGAATGAAGAAATTAAAAAGGAATTAAGCACTAAATTTTTATGTCCGCAAAAATTTGCACAAGATGTAGAAAATATTGTAAAAAATTCAAAAGTTAATTATATTGACGCAATTGTACTATATTGCGAAGATAATAATATTGAAATTGATACAATATCTAAATTGGTTTCAAAACCACTCAAAGAAAAGTTAAAGTATGATGCAATAGAATTAAATTTTCTCAAAAAAACTACAAAAGCAAAACTGCCTCTGTGACTGATTTTGAAGTATATAAATCATATCTTGCTTTGAAAAATCATTTTACAAAAGAAAATTATGATTATCATAAATATTGCGGAAGAAGTCGTGCATCAAAAGAAAGTTTCTATAAAAGAAAAGATCGATATTTTTTCGAAAGACTTTCGAGACAAAAAAAAGACGAAGAAATCAAAGCATATTTTGTAGCAAATTTTGTAGACTGTAGCGACCCAGAACGACTTTGGATAGGAGATATTATACGGGAAGGTGAAGATGTGTATATCGAATGGTTAAAAAAGTCTCAAAGTTTATTTTATCTATTCAAAACGGAAACTGAAATTTTTATGAATAAAACAAACTTTAATCAATTATTTGAATGTAAAACTGGAACGCATCCGGAAATTATTAAAAAATATTTACAAAAAGGTATTACAATTGAGACTCTTACTATTTTAGATATGATATTGAATTTTGTAAAAGATTTTGATAAAAAACTTACAGATCCAATTTGGGACTTTGTAAGTTTAAGAATTCGGAAATACGAATCTTTTTTAAATATTGATATAGAAAAGTATAAAAGCACACTTAAGGAAATTGTATTATGAGTATTTTTTTTGATTCAGAATTGGTAAGAGAAAATCTGAAAGAACTTGAAGAAATGCAAAAAAAACTCTTTCAGGGTATGGTGTACATTCCTTTTTATGATGACGAACAAAAAAAACAACATTTAATTTTGATGAAAGACTTTTTATCAAAACAAAAACTTTTTATTTTTAGACTCTCTCTTTCGGATGATCCAGAAGCAATAGAAACAAAAGAACGTTTACTCAATTCTGTAGAAATTCTTGGATTTGATAAAACACAAGGATTTGATCATTTTTTTGAAATTCTCGAAAATACCATCAATGGAATTGAAAAATCACTTGACTATTAGTTCTGCATCTGCTATAATGAATAAGTCCAATATAATTCAATACTAAAATACGGAGAATATGTATGAGCTTTTCTGATTTGAAAAAACAGTCAAAGATGGGGTCTTTAACTGAAAAACTTATCAAACAAGTAGAAAAATTAAATGAGACTGGTTCTAAAGATGATGATCGTTTTTGGAAACCAGTAATGGATAAAGGTGGTACTGGTTCTGCTGTAATTCGATTCCTTCCTGCACCAGAAGGTTGTGAACTTCCTTGGGCACAAGTTTGGTCTCATGCATTTCAAGGACCTGGTGGTTGGTTGATTGATAACTGTCTAACGACAAATAAAGACCAATGTCCAGTATGTGAAGCAAATCGTGAATTGTGGAATACTGGAAGTAAAGATAATCAAAATATCGTCCGTGATCGTAAACGTAAATTATCTTATTATTCGAACATTTATGTAATCAAAGATCCTGCTGCTCCACAAAATGAAGGAAAGATATTTCTTTATAAGTTTGGGAAAAAAGTATTTGATAAAATTATGGCTGCGATGCAACCAGAATTTGACGATGAGAAACCAATCAATCCTTTTGATTTCTGGGAAGGTGCAAACTTCAAATTGAAACTACGTAAAGTAGAAGGTTATTGGAATTATGATAAATGTGAATTTTCTGGACCAGAGACTTTGTTGGATAGTGATGATGAATTAGAAACTATCTACAAATCACTTCATAATTTGAATGATTTTACGGGTGTAAATAATTTTAAATCTTATGCTGATTTGAAGAAAAGATTAGACCAAGTACTTGGAACGAAATCTACAACCAAACGTCAGGACCCAGAGACAATGGATGAAGAAGAAGAAGAAGTACAGACAACAAAAAATGAGTCTACATTTACTTCGTCATCAAAAACAACTGTTGAAGAAGAAGAGAACGATGATGCTTTGAGTTATTTTCAAAAATTAGCAGAATCCTAATTCAAAAATCACTTTTTTATTACCTTTATCCCCGAAAAAAACTTCGGGGATTTTTTTTGTCTGTAAGGTTTTTATACCCCAGTAAGATTTGAATTATAAGTTTTTTTGGTATTTTGATCGAGATATTGTGAAGATTTATCATATCTCATAATATTTCTTAAATCGGTAATTACAACTGATAAGTATTCTGGTTTTAGAATACGAATTTGTCTCTTTTTTTCATTCAAATTAGTTTCATATTCATAGTTTGTAACTGATTTGACTGGTGATACTGTAACAAGAGCATTATCTAATTTAGAATAAGTAATAGAATAATTTGAATCAACTTGAAGACCAGAAGGAACTACAAGACGGTTGTATTCATCTTTAACTTCTGTTGTTTCATAATGATGTATTCCTGATGCATTTTCATCAGACCCATATTTATCAATCATATAATAATATAAATTTTGATTACTCAAAGGCCATTCTTCACGAATATTGGTAATGTTATTTGTAATCAAAATGACCCAATCGAGTTCTGAATCATCATAAAGTTTTGATGCAACTACATCTGGTCTTTCGTTATCTTTAATTTGATAATACTGAAATGCAGTAATAATATTAATAATATCAGTTCTTAATTTTGCTCTTTTGAACAGATTTTTGACTGTAATATAAGTTTCATTTGAATTTGCATCTGGTAATTGTGATAAGTATTCCAGATTTGGAAGTTCGTTGAAATATCCCATTTTAGTACCCTACATCATTTGGTCCTACTGAATCCAAATCTCCAGTAGATTTGGATTCAGTACTCAATCTTAATGGATCTATATCCGTTTGATAGTCGGTATCATAAATTGGCTCAAGTTCTTTAAATGACATATTGATGATTGATGAAACTGGTTGACCTTCATCATATGCTGCCCAATTTCCATCTGCTGCATAATTTACAGAAAATCCAGTTAAAGCACAAACTTTAATTTTATTTACACCTGATATTTGCTTATTTTTTTCTGTTCTATAACGAAGTTTAAATACATTTGGAGTTCCTAAAAAGTAAGATTGAGCACCTCCCTTTCCATCTAGTTTTTTTGCTGCCATTCCTTGTTTGAAAAATCTTATAATTTGATTTACCCTTAATGCTTCTTCTTTACTTCGTGGACTTAAACGGTATTGGAATGAAAAATCTCTTAATGTTGGAGAGTTGAACAACAATTCAATATTACTATTTGGAACAATACCAAAACCTCTTGAGAGAATGGTTTCTGGTGATACAGAAAATCCCAAGTTTTCTATTAATTTTGATGATATAGATGTGTTAAGTAATGCTTTAATGTTTGGATCGCTATAGTTAATGTCCATCTGATCAAGAGTCTTAAGTAAAGAATATATTTTTACCAGACCATCTGGAAGACCTAGAGCTTTTCCTCCTGCCGCCGCTGTCGTTTGTCCAATTAATGCTTGCATCATATTCTGCGGAACATAAGATGTAAGAGCAGCACTCAGATTGTTCATACTATCTCCTTCACCCCAAGAAACATTATTGGAATCACTTATACTATTCGGCATTGGAAGTTTTACCGAATTTATGTATTCTTTTAATGGAGTTCCTCTTGGTAAACCTTCATTGATTATATCTTTGAATCCATCTTTTTTTCCAAATAATGCATCAAATGCTGGTGGTTTATATTTAAACATTGAAATAACTAAATGGTCTTGAGTTCCTCCGTAAAGAGCATCAATTGGATACTTTAAATCTTTATAACCCTTAAGAATTTTGTCTACATCACCGAACGTGAGTTTTTTGTTTAACTCTTCTGGGTCTAGTGTTAAGGCGCCAAGTATACCCCCAAAAAGTTTTAGACCATCCGTCAACCCAGTCAGTGGGTTTAATAAATCATTGAGTTTTTTAGTTATATCTATAGTTGTATTTATAAACTGTCCATCTATACTATCTTTAGAAGGAGTCTTTTTTGTAACAAATTCAGGAAGACCTTTTGGATAGTTTTTTTTATTTGATTCAAAATTATCTATAATTTTTTGATGTAATTCTTCTCTTTTGGTAGAAGAAGTAAATTGAGCCTGTCCTGCAGTGTTCCATGTTCCGTTATTATATATTTCGTTTTTGGCCGTTTTTCCATTTTCAATTATGACCAAATATAATTTAGCAGTTTTGGTGTCCTGATCGTAAACAAGTTCTGTTGTTCTAACGGACCCAGATACTTCGGGGGGTGGATAAAATGTTTTACTTACTGTTTGTTCAGCCATTTATGGTGCCGATAAGGTATCTGGATAATCCCAAACTCTGGATTTGAATACTGGTTGTCCTCTTTTATCAACAAATCTTTCGGTTGGAAGTAAAGATACTTCTCTCCACTCACTTTTGGGAACTTTGAATAAATCACTACCTACGCCAGAGAATAGGTAATTGTGTAATGTTTTTCTTGGTGCATTTACGTTTCCTGCTTTATTTATGTATGAAGCAGCAACACCTCCACGATATTGTGGATTTAGATAATGAAGATTAGATCCAAGGAACATTCCTTGTCTTGGATTTACCTCAATAACATATGCTAATGGTTGTCTATCCCAGAATAGATATTTTTGTGAATATTTTGCAGAATACATAAAAAACACTAAATCGCCAGGAATAATAAAATCAGTATCAATTTGACTTATATCATCATCTTTATATGATAAAAGTTCATTCATCAATGCATTTGTATACCAACTAGTAGAACGAAACTTTTTACCTGCTTCTTTAAGTATTTTATCGGCAATCATATTTGAATACCTAAATCTTTTTCTGTAAATATACGAAATTCCCAATTTCTATCTTTACAATATTCACGACAAGCTTCCCATTTTGCTTGATTGATTACCCAAGATTTAACTGCATATGCCCAAGATTTTGTTCGGTTTGGTGGATTTGTGGGTGGTTCTTTTAAATCTTTAGCTGGTTTAATTTCCACAACTACTATTCTTATATTTCCGTCTTTATCTTTATATTTCAGTTTCATATCTGGAAAATATCTATGTACTTTTTTGTCTACTGGTGATACATAAGGAACCCAAAATTCTTCACTTTGATATGAAATTATATTTTCAGTCAAATCACAATAATGAAACATTTTGAGTTCATAAGAACTACGGTATACAATATTTGTTGGGTCTCCATTATACTTTTCGGGATGCTTTGGTTTAAATTTTCCTTGTTTATAGTTCTTATTTATAGGCATAAATAGTATAAGGATTTATACATATTTAGATAGTATGTCCAATAAAATTGGTGAACTTTATATCAATATGCCTGATGTACAGAGTACATTGGGTCCGCTTTCATTAACTAGTCAATTCAAAGTATCTTTACTTTTAGGTGACCCAGCACCATTAACTGCTCATTTGACTAAGTGTGGTTTATTGGGGACAGAAAAACAAGAACAATATGATTTTCTTTGTGCAGAAGCAACACTTCCTGGTTCTACTTTTGATATGGCTGAAGAATATGGAAGTCGTCAGGGGGTTATAGAAAGATTTCCGACTCGTAGGGTTTATAGTGATTTTAATCTTACTTTTTATGTAGATTCTAAGTATAATATAATTCGTTTATTTGAAGAATGGATGAATTATATTGACCCACTTTTTTCTAAGGATAGTAAATACCAAGGTAGTCCCAAAGGTCAAGATAAAGATCAATTCAAACAAAATGAAAATTATTTTAGATTTAATTATCCGGATACTTATAAAAAAAATATCGCAATTACAAAATTTGAGAGAAACTTTCTCAAAAATCCAAATAAAAAATCAACAAAATCAAATTTTATTAATCAACCTACGATGACTTATTATTTTATAGAAGCATTTCCTACAAATTTGACCGCACTTCCATTATCTTACGAAGGAAGTACTATAACAAAAACAACAGTCAATTTTAGCTATAGTCGTTATACTGTAGATAAAAATATTGGCGCAACCTAAATACTCATACTGAATTTAATTAGAAAAAAATGCCTTTACCAAAAATTTCAACACCACAATATGAATTGATTCTACCTTCTACCGAAAAGACAATCAAATATCGTCCATTTCTTGTAAAAGAAGAAAAAATACTACTTTTAGCACTTGAAAGTCAAGATACAAAACAAATTACAAATGCAATCAAGCAAGTATTAAAAGATTGTATTTTGTCTAAAGGTATTAAAGTAGAAGAACTACCTACTTTTGATATTGAATATATTTTTCTAAATGTTCGTGGAAAATCTGTCGGAGAAAGTGTTAATTTGATTATTACTTGTAGTGATGATGGAGTAACCGAAGTTCCAGTTACGATTTATATTGACGAAATACAAGTTCAAAGAAACGAAAAGCACACAACTAATATTCGTCTTGATGATAAATTGACTTTGAAAATGAAATATCCATCTCTTAATCAATTTATTAAATCTAATTTTGATTTTAGTGAAGAGCAGACAGTTTCAAATATTGATAAATCTTTTGATATTATTTCATCTTGTATGGATATAGTTTTTACACAAGATGAAAGTTGGGCAGCAGCAGATTGTACACCAAAAGAATTAAAAGATTGGATTGAAACTTTAACGGCACAGCAATTCAAAGAAATTGAAACATTCTTTGAAACAATGCCGAAGCTTGCACATACTATTAAAGTGACTAATCCAAATACAAAAGTAGAAAGCGAAGTTACGTTGGAGGGTTTAACCAGTTTTTTCGGCTGATTATGGCTCATATGAATTTGGAGTCATATTTTAAACTTAATTTTTCTTTGATGCAATATCATAAATGGTCTCTTACTGAAATTTGCGAAATGGTTCCTTGGGAACGAGACATATACGTCACATTACTTCAGCAACATATAGAAGAAGAAAATCTCAAACAACAAAAATCAAATGGCTCTTAGTTCTGTTATTAATCCCGAAACTATTACAGGAACAAAGAAGTCTAATCTTTTGGGTGCTCAGAAATTTATTTCTGGCGAAAATTCTCTTGGGTCGGGTGTACTTGGATCGGCAGCAAATAAAATAGTTAAGTTTCAAAAAGCAGGTGTACAACCATCACCGATAGATATTAATAATATAATCAAAACAATATCTACAGGAATAACTAATAGTTATAACAATCAAGCACAGACAATTAATAGTTCAGTTACAAATATAATTAACAAATCTATTGGTAATTTTTCAAAAGATTATCAAGACCGAATTAAAAAAGTAGATGAAGCAAAACCAACAGGGGTACTTCAAAAGATTTTAGGTCTTTATAGA